ATTCCACTCACCGTAGAAATCTTTCAGCGTAGGCGTGGACACCACCAGCATGTCAGACATGCGAATGATCTGCTCGTAAATATCTCTATTGCGTACCTTGTTCTTCGCCGGGTCCGTCTTCTCGTACGCAGAGTTGGATTCATGCAGCCCGTGGTAGAAGTCATCCACATCCACGATGATCTTCTGCCCCAGCGATTGCGCGACCTCGATCTGGTGCGGTATCCAGCGATCCATCAACTGCTTCAACACAATCACGTTGTAGCCGAAGGTGGCTTTACCGTTCCCCTCATTCACCCCGAACCCATGCTGGGATGTCCATGCTGGGCGACCCATAGCCGCCTCGAAACGAGCAGCGTGCATCGGCAGGAAGCAGCGGTAGTAGGTGCATCCACCAGGGATGACTTCACCATTGGGGAGGGTGGTCCACTCCCCCGAAAGATAAGCGACCCTATTCGTCTTCATGGTCGGCGTCGAAAGCCAGCCACGTGTTCGTGTCCAGCATCGACTCCAGCGATTCCTTCCACAACACACCCACCCGTTTAATCAAATCATCAGCGATGTCAGGGTTCCATGAGGCACCCTCAGCAGTCAACGTCACCGTGAGATCACCGTACTGGAGTTTCGCTATCAAACTCCTCGTGTTACCTGCCATCGTACCTCGCTAGAGAATCGTGGATCAGGAAATATGCTACCCCGTCCACCGCGTTGTCTCGGGCGTACCCGGCCTTCGCCCGTGACGTTTTCACCAGCACCATCATCAACGCCACATCCATAGCCGTTATGTCCGTATTGAGGAACGCTGACCACATTTGGGCGATACGCCCCAGGTTCTCTTCGTAGTCGCCGTACTTCTCCTGACGGTCCTCATCCACCAGCCGCAGCGCATCCACAGCGACGGTGGGATCAGTGGTCAAGCCAGATTTGGTATTGCGCTGTGACTCGTCCTTCTTCTGGGTCGATGAAGTGGAGTCGCTGTGACGGGACCGCTGATGAAGCCAACCCAACGGAGGCGTAACGGTTGTCCGATTCTGTGCTTCCTGTTCCATAGATCGCTCCTGCTCCATCTGCGAGGCTTGACTGGTAGTGGGTGTGGTAGTGGCCGACGTAGACGTCGCGGAAGTGCCACGGGTACGACCCCGACCTCCAGCGATTAACGTGGTTCGTGATCGTGTTAGTGGACGCGAACCCGTTCCTACCGATCTCGTCCCCGTGGATAAGTAGCGCCCGGTAGTTACCGATCTCAACCCGCTGTATATCTTCACCACTGTCCTCCCAATGCAAGTTCTTAGCGCCCGACGATAGAAGTATTTGACGGGCCAATTCGTAGGTCATCCGGTCAGCGTTATCGCTCCTGGGCACAGCGTCCCGCTTCGAGCCCAAGCGACCGTGGTTTCCCCATTCAGCGACAACAGTGACAGACTGATATATCTCAAGAGCCCTTGTGACTGTCTCCACCATGAGGTTAGCGACGTTCACGAACTGCTCAAACAAAGTGGCGTCGATCTCGAACGGCTGCGTCGGAAAGTTAAACAGCCCTTCGATCATGTCGCCGCCGAACAAGATGTAGCAGTCGTTCACAGGATGGGACTGCATGTGAGTGATCTTCTCGGCCTTCTCCACGAACCGCCTTACCCTCTCCCACATAACCTCACTGTTATAGGACGGTGTCAGTTTCGCGCCCTGCCAGTCAGTCAAATGCCAGATAGCGGCCTCAGAAGACCCCTTAGACGCCCTTTTAGCCTTCTTAGGTACCTGCGGAGGGTAGTTACCTAAAACAGCGTCAGAAGCCGCCTGGAGGGTCGCTTCCACTAAGGCGTCCGTCTTAGCCTTCGCCCGCCGCAAATCCCTCTGCGCCCTAACCAGGGCAGCCCGCAGGTCCTCAACCTCCTGCTGCGCAACCAAACCCTCCTCAGAGAACTTGTCCTTAAGAGACACCGCGACAAATCCCCTTACGGTGACGACGCACAGAAGTCTCACCGATATGAATACCCTCAGCCTTCAAAATATTGCTGATAGCGGCGTTGCTGATCGACGCATCATCGAGTGCAGCGACGAGCGCAGCAGCCTCATCCTTCGGCAACTCGTGAACCAGCGAACAGGTCACACACTTACCGCCAGGAGCAGGTTTTTCATAAGTGGCAAATCGGTCAGCGAGACTCATACACTCGCGCCTTTCCTCGACTACAAACCGAACGATCGCCTAGACCATACCCTACGCGCTCCAGTAACCAGCCACTTCCAAGAATACTGGGTGTCTATCTTCCGGCTCGTCCAGTCCTTATGATTCGCCAGACGGTACTTGAACCCAGACCACCTAGCAGCCTCACGCACAGCACAATGCAGCCTGCGAAGAGCCTTTTTCTCAGCCAGCGAGAAGTCCTTTTTCAACCCAGCGCTCACAACTTCCGTGCCCCAAGTCGCCCAGTTAGCCATGTTGTCCGGGATACCCCAACGCTCCCAGCGCGTGCCCTTGAAAGAGCCACGGCCAGCGTGCCACACCGGGCCAGCCGAACAAATATAAACATGACCATCGCTGTCGATTACCGCATTAGCATAAGGAACTCTTGTGCTTCGGTGAATGACATACTGAACCACCCCCGGGTTCCCGTTCGGGTCCTTCGAGTCACCGCCAGCCGTGTGATGCGCCAACGCCATGACCGGGGCGTTGCGCCTCCGGTAACGCCAGCGACCATTGTTCCGAGTCTTCCAACCATCAACGAAAGTCACATTCTCCGCACCCAGCCATTTGTGACACGATGTCACAAGTCGCCGCTCAAACGCCGTCATACTGCCTCATCCCTCCGTGGACTTGCGCTAAGAAAATCTTTCACTACACGCATCTCCCCCTCGATTGCACGCTGATCGTAAGCGATCTGGTTCACCCGATCCACCAGGCTATTCCCACCATTGGGGAACAACTGATACTCCACCCGATCCAACCGCTCGCTAATAGTCCGACCCTTAGCGTCCACACCTAATGTCGTATCAATCCGGTGAATCGCTTTGTACGCGGCATAAGCAAACTTGGTGATAACACCAACAGCAACAACGAGGGCAGCGAGAGCGATGACCCACTCATCGACATAGGAATCGGGTAACAGCATGGCGCACTACAAATCTTCGGGAGCCTCACCCGGAGGTGGCAGGTCAGGGGTCAGGTGCGACAGCGCCAGCGTAGGAGCGAGCAGCGAACCAACGAGCGCCACCCACAACGGGGCAGCCGACTCCTCAACCACACCGTAAGCAACCAGCAGCGGAACCACCGTCAAGGCGATCCCGTACAGCCACTTACGTCCCTCACGAGACAACAACTTGTCAAACATATTTATCCTTCATTTGCTTAAACTTGATTTTCCAAGTCTAAAGGTTGCGGATTAGTCCATTCTCCATCTACAAGTACCCACCCGTAAGGAACAAACTCGTCCCTATCTGGATCGTACGTGTAGTCAATTGCTGCGTACCTTTTGCGAAAATTATGATTGTAGGAGGTTTGCTTAAACTCTCCGTCGAATCCATTGGAATGAAGAAACTCAATTCCTAAAGGCTCTGAATCCGGAAACTCTAAATCTCCTATGTCGCTGTTATTTACAACAATTACATCAATAACTCGGTTATCTGAATCTAACTTTGCAAAATGAGCCATTACGCCACCTCATAACGAATTACAACAATGCCCGAGCCACCAGCGCCGCCGTCGGGATCATTGAAATTAAAACCGCCGCCACCACCGCCGGAACCAGTATTTGCAGAAGCAGAACCAGAGGTAGGTACTGTGCCACCATTACTGCCTGCACCAGCAGTAGCGCCGCCACCGTTGCCGGGAGCGTGTGGATTATTGCAGCCACCGCCGCCGCCACCAGCATAAGCAACGTTAGAACCTGTGCGAATTGAGTAAGACTGTGATGAACCTCCGTGACCGCCACCAGAACCACTAGTGCCGCCGCCGCCTTTACCGCCACCGCCACCACCACGATAAACACCGCCAGGGTCGCCCACACCGCCGTTATTTCCCTGACCAGATGTTCCCGAACCAGCAGCAGGGTTTGGATTATTACCGCCACCGCCACCACCAGAACCACCACTAGCGCCAACTACATACTGACCGCCGCCACCGCCGCCACCTACAGCGGTAAGCCCAAATCCAGTTGTACTGCCACCAGCGCCACCAACCGGTGAGCCATTTCCAGTAGAACCTGCACCACCGCCACCTATAGAAATAGAGTAGGAAGTAGTTGTAAGTGTCTTGGCCGTGTCATAAATAACTCCACCAGCGCCACCGCCGCCACCTTTATTACTACCTCCACCAGCGCCACCAGCAACCATAAGAATCTCAAAGTTCTTAGGAGCATTAGTTACGGTAAACGTTCCAGCGCCAGTAAAAGTATGAACTTTGTAGTTAGTGCCACCGCTAGAATAGGTGGTTATGGTTCCACCTGTAGCAGAATTGTAGTTGTCGTAAACTTTCTTCCAAGTTCCAGCGACCTTCACATGAGCGGTGTCTACATTCTTCCAAGCGCCACCAACTTTAACGCGAAGCCCATCCCCACCAAGAGCCTTCCAAACTCCGCCAACTTTAATGTTCCAACTCATTGATACACCACCCAAAGATCGCCGTCGCTACCATCACCAGAAGTCGGATCAGAAGTAGAAGCATAAACATTCCGCGCCCGGAAATCTGCAAGAGTTTGAGCGCCAGTCACAGAAATCTCAGTAGCGCCAGTAATAGAACCACTGGTCATAGTTATATCGCCAGTGATAGTCCCTGAAATGGTCGCATTACTTAATGTCTTATTAGTAAGAGTTTGAGTAGCGTCCTCAGTCACAACATCAGCGATAGTCAAACCATGTGCGCTCGTGGTGTTGTTTATATGCGCGTTAGCC